AGTGCCGTTTGTTTACTCCGTGTCCATCAACTCGCACCCCTACGAACTCGAGTGGGGCCCGAACGCGGCGACTGAAATCACGACGCTTCCCATTCGGCGCCAGTCCATTGACGATTCCCCTGAGCCCGGCGAGCAAACGTTGTCGGCGGCGGGTTTGTTCCCACGCGCTCAAGACAATTGGTTCCTCGGTGCCGGTCAGAAATACATGGACAACCGGTTCGCAATGGCCGGCGTGTACCTGCACTCGGGAGAATTGCCGTCGATCCGAACGCGCTTTTGGAAATCACAAGGCGTCAACGTGTGGAACTACGGTTCGTTTTCGTTGCTCCCCGGCACCAACGCGGAAGCGACGTCAACCTCGAACTTGTTGATCGCGCAGGTAGGCAACTACATCATTCGCACGGACGGCAAGGACATTTACTACACCGCGTCCCCCGTGGTGCATGGGACTTCGACGTGGACCAAAGTAACCAGCGGCGTCACCAACACCAACGTCATCACCAGCCTTGCAACGGACGGCACGCGTCTGTGGTTTGCGTGCGGAAGCCAGGGCGTCTTTGTCCTAACCGCTGGCACGTGGACGGTGACCGCCGCCGCGACTCCGGCGCACCTGACCGCTCCGCAAAGCTTGACCGTTGCCGCCGAAGCCACCGGCACCAAGAACGCGACCAACCTTCCTGACGGATCAACGACGTACTATGTCAGCGCCGTCGATGCTTTTGGCAACGAAACGGCGGCGACTAGCGCCACGGTCACCGTTGCCGGCACGCCCATTTCCTTGACGTGGGCAGCGAACACCAACGCCACGGCGTTCAACGTTTACCGCGGCACGAACACGCTGGTCTACACGGGGGCCATTCCCTCATTTGTGGACGATGGTTCGGCAACCGGGACCACGCAATCCCACCCCACCACGGACGGCACGGGCACGACTCCGTACCCTGCGACGTGGTTGCTGTACGCCAAAGGTCATTTGCTGGCTTCGACTGGCCGCGACCTCGTGGAGATTCTGGCGAGCGGCAACACGACTTTCATCTACCAGCACGTCAATCCCTCGTTCACCTTTACCACCGGTTGCGAGTGTGAAACAGCGATCCTTGTTGGGGGGTACGCCGGAACGGTGTCGTACATCGGGGCCGTAGCCCCCGACAGCGCGACCTCGGGGGCTACGCTTGCTCCCCCTGTATGGGCGACGTCGTTAGGGGTTGGAGAACAAATCAACTCGATTGTCTACGAAGCCGGTGCGGTCCTGCTCGGAACGTCGCGTGGAATTCGTCAAGGGTCCAAGCCGGACAGCCTTGGCGTTTTCAACGTTGGCCCTGTTATCAGCGACCCCGGCAGCGTCGAGGCGGTGGCGTGCTACGGCCAGTACGGGTATTTCGGCTGGTCCAACATGAACATGTCCGAAGCATGGGCATCGCGCACGACGGTAGGTGGCGTGGGGCGTTGCGACCTTAGCCAATACACAGATCCCGGCATTCCGGCCTACGCAACCGACATGGTGGGCGCAACCGCCGGCGTCACTACGCAGGTCACCATCGTCAACGGGCAACCGTATTTTGTGGTCAACAATTCGGGGACTTACACGCTGTACGTGCCCTCGACCAGTGTGGTCGCGTCCGGTTGGTTGGAGCCGGGTTGGGTGCGCTACGGAACACTTGAGTCCAAGATCCTCGTCGACGTAGACATTCAGCACGAACCGTTGCCCGACGGTGCGACGGTTTCCTATGACGTCGTGGCTCAGGACATGTCCACCACCACGCACGCCGGATCCAATTCCGTCACCAGTTCGACCGGCCTCGACAACCCGTTCTCGGCCGGCCTTACCGTGGGCGACCGGTTCATGCCGATTATCACGCTCACCCAAGGGTCGGACCCGACGCAATCGCCGTACTTCACCAGCCACATTCTGAAAGCGTTGGTGGTCGCTCCGCGCCAAGACCAAATCACGCTGCAGCTTTTGTGGGCCGACCGCGTGCGCGACATAAACGGGGACACCAAATCCCTTGACACGTGGAACGAATACGCGTACCTCAAGGGTTTGGAAGAATCGGGCGAAGTCGTGCAGCTCACAATGGGCTCGTATTCTCGTCAAGCGGTCATCGACCAAATCAAGTTCGTCCCCGAACGCCCGAACGACAACCGCGACTGGTTCAACGGCAAATTGACTGTCAAACTTATTTCGCTGACTACTTAGGAGATACAAGTGGCAAACGTAAAGATGCAGTACGCAGGTGGGGCCGTTTCGACCACACTGGCCGCGGCGATCACGTCCACCACGGCGACCACGTTTACCGTTGTGTCAACGACAGGGTGGCCGGCGTCGGGGACCGCGTTCTCTTTGACCATCGACCAGGGCGATGCCAACTTGCAGGAAACCGTGCGCGTTGTGTCGTACTCGGGGACGACCGTGACCGTGGACCAGCGCGGGTGGGACGGCACCACGGCGCAGACGCACTTGGCTGGCGCGCCCGTTGTCCACACTCCTGACGCGACGACATTGACCGACATGCAAACAAAGTTGTGGGCGATGACCACGGCGGGCGACATGGTGTACCTCAGCAACGCCACTGGCGCGGTGTGGTCGCGCATCGGCATCGGGTCGGCCAACTACATTCTGCAATCGAACGGGTCAATCCCGACGTGGGTGTCGAACCCCGGGCTTTTGATTGCCAACAACCTGAGCGACGTGGCAAGTGCTTCGGCCTCGAGGTCGAGCCTCGGGCTGGGAACTGCCGCCACGCACGCGTCAACGGACTTCGATGCGGCAGGAGCCGCAGCAACGGTGCAGACCAACCTCACCGCAGAAGCGGCGACCGCGCGCGCGGCCGAATCCGCAGCCCAAGCAACCGCGAACGCCGCCGCCGCCAAATCCGCAAACCTGTCCGACCTTGCGAGTGCGTCCGCGGCTCGATCGAGCCTCGGCCTCGGGACGGCTGCGACTCACGCGACGACAGATTTTGACGCCGCTGGAACCGCTGCAACCGTAAGCGTCAACAACTGGACGGCAAAAAGCGCGAACTACACGGCTTCGGCGGGCGACAGCGTTCTTATGTCGGGCGCGTACACCGTCACGTTGCCGACCCCAACCCTCGGGACAGTCGTGCGCGTCATGTCGGCCAACGGCACCGGGTCCGCACCCACTACGGTCACGGCTGCAAGCGGAAACATCAAGGGCTTGGGCGTTGCTGCAAGCGCAACCAGCATTTTGCTCGGGGCGACCGGAGCTCACGTCACTTTGTTTGCCGACGGAACCAACTGGTACATCGTCGAAGGGGCCCAAGACTCAGGCTGGATCTCGGCCACGTTGACGAACTCGTGGTCCGGTGGGGTGTCGTATCGACTGACCGGCAATATTTTGCGATTCAACGGCCAAGCAGGGTCCGGCTCGGGCACGACGTCCGCGTTTACGTTGCCGGCCGGTTACCGGCCTTCGGGGTCGCAATACATTGCTTCCGCGGCAAACGGCTCGTCGGCGGGGTCTGGAAACTACGAAGGCGCTTTCTTGTTGGTGGGCTCGGACGGAACAGTCAAGCCCTACATCAACTCAAGCACCGCTTCGGTCTACTTCAACACGTCGCTCACGATCGACTAACCACCCACTAATGCCCATCAAAAGGTAGGGTTCTTCACATGGCAAACAGTGGACTGGTCAATTCGCAAGCGTGGGCAAAGTGGGCTGTTGAAAATCGCGCCCACGCCAATTACACCGAAGGGCCAGAGCGCATGAGCGCAATCGGCGTGTGGCCCCCGAAGTTGCCACTGAATTTCGATTGCTCGGCTTTTGTGACGTGGATCCTGTGGGTATCCGGTTGTCTGGACCCCAACGGTGGGACCGCCTACACGATCGAGAAGGGCCAGTACGTGTGCCACCGCGAGGGCTACACGGGGACGTTGCTGGCGCACCTGCCCCACGTCACGGACCCCCAAGTGGGCGACCTTGTGGTGTACGGAGATGGAACTGGCTGGCACGTGGCGCTCATTGTCGGAGTGTGGGGACCGGACATTTTGACCATTTCTCACGGCGAGCAGGGCGACCCGAACTACGTGTGGTCGCACGCGCCCATCACTCAACACCAAAACGGCCACGCCATCGACACGCGCACGCCGCGGACCTTTCTCCGACCGAACTATGACATTGTGGGGGTCGAACACCTTGCGCCCACGGCGCACGTCACCATCCCCCCTAAGCCCCCGGTAGCGCCTGCCCCAATCCAACCGGCCTCGACCCCTGCCCCGAAGCCCGTACAGCCCAATCTGGCCCCCGCTCCGGCCAAGCCAGCGGGCCCATTCATCCCTTTGGGCCGTCCGACCATCCAAAAGGGGTCTAAAGGGTCCAGCGTTTCGGTGCTGCAAAAGAAACTGGGGCTGTTTCCGAGCGGAATCTTTGGGAACAAAACCTACGTGGCGGTGGTTTTGTACCAAACACGCAACCACCTCACGGTTGACGGCGTTGTCGGCTCCGAAACGTGGCGTTCGCTGCTCGGGGGGACGAAATAACTATGAAGGTCAGTCACGACAATGTTTGGTCCTAAGCCATGTGGAAGTTTGATTGGGTCGATCCAACAATTGCCATTGGCACAGCCCTCGGAGCGGGCGTAGCCGTGCAAGTCTCATTCGTTCAGCCTCGCCTGCGCAAGCGCGCAAAGGAGCGCGCCGAAGCTGACGAAAATCACAAGTTTCTGACCGGCGTGCCAGCGACGTTGATTACCCCCGAAGTGCTGCCGGCCGCCGTTCGGTTGTCCAACATCGAGCAAGTTGCCAAAGCGACGCTCGAGATGGTCATTGCCATTGACAAGAAGATCACCCCCAACGGTGGGAACACCAACAACATCGGGGACATTCTTCGGCGCAACGCCGAGGCAAATGGAACATGGCTAGATGAAGGAGAACCGCATGACCACGAATAAGCCGCCCACCCACGGCGTTACCAAGTTGGGGCACAAGGTCCACGCCAAGACTTCGGACCATCTGGCCGACCACAGCGCCTACGCACGTTTCAACAAGCGCGCGGCGGTCGCCATTACCAAAGCGGTCGGATCCATGACGGCGGCCTACCTGTTTTGTCTGCTCGCGCTGTGCAGTTTGCCGGCGATCCTGAGCATGTTCGCGGCGTTCCACGGGGACTTCCCGAAGGCCATCGTGAAGGTGAGCATCGTTGCCCTAGTGTCGTGGATTGCCCAGTCGTTTTTGCAGCTCGTCCTGCTTCCTGTCATCATCGTGGGCCAGAACGTTCAAGCCGAAGCGTCCGACGCTCGCGCCGCCAAAACCTTTGAGGACACTGAGCGCATCGTCGATCTACTGGACACCGACACCACGGGCGGACTGTCAATCGTGGTGAAAATGCTGCACGAACTCCACGAACACGTCGAAGCCTTGTCACCTAAGGCTGGGGAATTCACGTCAACCGCCGACCCCACGTTGCCGGCCAAACGCCCCAGCAAGGCCCCTGCTTCCAAGAAACGCCCCCCTGCGCGCTCGTAAGGTATGGTGAGGATGCCCTAGAGCGCTCTAGGGCATTAGAACAAGGAGCAGCAAAATGACTGACGAAAACGCAGTTGCAGCGGAAGATGCGGTCAAGGCCGTCGAAGCCGGCGTCGAAGGCAACATTCCTGGTGCCGTCGTGGATGGCGTCGAAGCGATCGAGCATGTTTCGATCCTGCACAAGTACGTCGATGACGTGTTCGACTTCATTCACCGCATCGAGGGCAAGGTCACTCCTGCACAGCACGAGGAATTGACGGCCCTCACCGCCGACGTTCTCAAGAAGGTCGACCCTCAGGCGGCAGCCACCGCCTAGCACGCCGTTCCACCGCGGCACACAAAGCCCCCGACGCCCACCCCCTTGCGTCGGGGGCTTTGTGCATTCTGAACGCAAAAATTGTGGCGTAATGCTTGACACCAATGCTGGCAGTATGTATGGTTGGTTCAACCAACGAAAGGGCGTACATGATAAGCGTTATGAAGGTTCTCGAAAAGACCAAGCCCAGCCTCGTAAAACGAGCGCTGGACATGAGGGCACAAGGCAAGACGTTCGACGAGATAGCCACTGAGCTGTCACAGAAGTCGGGTATGAAGATCGGGCGCGAAGGCGTGCGCACGTGGTTCAAGAACAGGGAGGAAGCGTGACACTGGTACAACCGAGCCTTCCCGCGTTCGTCGAGCCGGACCCCAGCGACACCGAACTGACGCTAGACGAACGGTTCCGTCGTTTCCACGAGGCGAACCCGTGGGTCTACAAGGCGTTGCTGCGCTACGCACGCGAAGCGGTGTGGACACAGCGCACCAAAGGGCGCAACCGAATCCGCATTGGGGCCAAGGCCGTCGCGGAGCGCGTGCGCTGGGACTACGAGATGCAGGCCGACGACAACGAAGTGTGGAAGGTCAACAACTCCTACATCTCGCGTTACGCGCGCATGATGAACGAGGAAGATGACCTGCGCGGTTGCTTCGAGTTGCGTGCGTTGAAGGACGAGCGATGAACCTTGTCCTCGGCCTCATCATTACCGTGACCGCGGCTTTCACATACGCCTGTGGCTATCACGAAGGGAAGCGCGATCGTGGATAAGCCAACCGAATTCACCGACCCGTTCGGCAAGACGCGTTCGGCGTACTCAAAACTCAATGAGTTCGCGCGTATGCGTCGCGACGACCCCAGCAATTCCTCACACGTCACGGACTATTGGGTTGGCTACCTCGACGGCCTCAAGGCCCTTGCACGGGAGTTGCCCACGATATGAGCGACTTCACAATTGTCTGCCCCGACACCAAGGCCATAACGCGTCACGAGTGGCTTGAACTGCGCCGTCAGTACGTGTGCGGTTCGGACGCAGATGCGGCGCTGAACTTGTCGCCCTACTCCAACCCCGTGAAGTTATACGCGGAGAAGGTCGATCCGTTGCCCGAGGACGACGAGCGCGAGGAAACCGAGCGCATGTATTGGGGCAACGTTCAAGAGGAAACCATCGCTCAAGAACTTGGCCGACGCGTTGGCGTCAACATCATCTACGACCCCGTGATGGTCGCATCGACGCGGTGGTCATGGCTGGCCGGCAACCCTGACCGGTTCATCCCCAACGGCATCGTCGAGTGCAAGAACGTCGACGTTTCCCAAGCGAGCGAGTGGAGAGATGGGCCGCCGCTGCACGCGCGGATCCAATTTATGACGTACTTGGCCGTCCTCGGTCCCGACTACACGCACGGCTACATTGCCGCGCTTATCGGCGGCAACCGGTTCGTCCACTACTACCTCGAGCGCGACGAAATGCTCATCGAGTCCATCGTGGCTGGGACCGAAAAGTTCTGGACGATGGTGCAGATGGGCCGGATGCCCGACATTGACGGCAGCGACATTACGGCCAAGGCAATTGCGAATCGCTATTCCGACGTCAAGGTCGAGGCTGTCGAATGTGGGCCAGCGTTGCTTGACCTCGTGACGGAGCGCGACGCGCGCGAAAAGATCGTCAAGATGGAAAACGACAAGCTCAAGGAAGTCGACAACAAGATCAAGGCCATGTTGGGTGACGCCGAAGCAGGCATGGTCGACGGCGTTGTTATCGCAACGTGGAAATCGCAAACACGCAAAGCCCACGAAGTCAAAGAATCGACATTCAGGAAACTTCATTTCCCCAAACAGAAAGAAGAAAAGCAATGATTGGACAACCGGAAAGAACGGACAACAAAGCCAGCGCCGCGCGCGACTTGGTGGCAGCGGCAAGTGCTGGTTCAGGCGCGGAGATTGCCAAGCAAACCAACAAGACATTGGTGGAGGCGAGTGCCAACGAAATCAAGAAAGCCCTCGCGGGCACAGGTATCGACGAGATGCACTTTGTTCGCGTCGTCAAGACCGAACTCAGCAAAACGCCGAAGTTGATGCAATGCACGCCGTCGTCGTTCCTCGGAGCGGTGTTGACGGTGGCGCAGTTGGGCTTGGAGTTCGGCCCGATGGGTCAGGCGTACATGATTCCGCGCAAGAACCGTGGCGTCGACGAAGTGCAGTTGACGATTGGCTACAAAGGCTGGGCGCAGCTCGCGTACAACTCAGGCCAGATCAAGTCACTGACGGCCCAGGTGGTCTACGAGAACGACGAATTCGATTACTCGCGCGGCCTCGAAGAACGCTTGCACCACGTCCCGGCCCGTGAGAACCGAGGGATGGCGATTGCGTACTACGCGATCATTCGCACGTTGGCCGGCGGTGTCATTTGGGAAGTGCTGACCAAAGAAGAAGCGATCGCGCACATGAAGAAGCACGCTCCTAAATCGGACGGCAAAGTCGTCGGCCCGTGGGCCACGGACTTTGACGCGATGGCGCGCAAGACGGCGTTTCTCCGAGCAAAGACGTGGAGCCCCGTGGGGTCGACGAAAATCACGCTCGCGAGCACCGTCGACGAAGGGTTTGTGTCACGCATCACCGTCGACGAAGAACCCGAAGTCGTCTTTGACGAGGACGAGATCTTTGATGGGGAGATTGTCTGATGAGGCGCTGGCTCGCGTGGCGTCGAATCAGCCGGCAGGGATGGCGCTGGCGCAAGGTGCACAGTTACCGCAACGTGCGCGTGTGGCAAGAAACCAGCGACGGCCAGTGGTGGTTTCAAGATGAATTTGGACCTTGGGAGAAAGGCAGGGATGACAACGCACCTTCGCAGTAAGTCCCATTGGCAGTTCTCAGGAGTCTCATGCAAGACAGAAAGCGAATTATCGCAGCAGCATTCGTAAGCGCATTACTTATTTTGGTGCCGGCCATTCACCGGCAGAAAGAAGAAACACATGGGAAAGCAGCGGTGGCGGTGTCGAATTGGGTGGCACCGGTGGAGGTACACCGAGCAGAACGAACGCCGGCACCCCGAGCGCGTGTGTCGGTTGTGCGACGTGCGCGAATTGGTCGACTTGTTTTAGCCGAGTGGACAAAGGTAGCCGTGTGCGAAGAAGGGGGATGGGTCGGCTGGTCGGGACCGGCGTATCCAGACTCCCTCGGCATCACGGCGCGGAATTGGGAAACGTTTGGTGGTGGTGCAGATGTGTCGCCCCAAGCTCAGATCGAAGTGGCAACAAAACTCATGGCCTCAGTGGGAGCGCCAGGGCAAGTACCGGACCAGCATGGCTGCGCTCCGTGGTGAAAGGGGAAAGATGATTTGGATTTACGCATGGCTGGCATTGAACGTCGCGTTCGTGGCGTTTATGACCATCGCCGCAATTCTTCGAGGGGAGTTCAAGTGAATTTCAACATGGAAGCGTACAACCGTCTGCTGGACGAGGCAGCGAAACGCAACAAGACCGCCCCGAACCTTGCGGAGCAATGCCGGGTGTCGGGTTACATCTCCGCGCTGCTGGACGTAGCTCAACAGGTCATGCAGGCAGAGGGGAGCGGACAATGACCCTCTCCGATAACCTCGCACGCCACGAACTCGTCTGCCCTGAGTGTGGACAACATCGAGAAGTGGAACCGCCCGTACTTGAGTGGGTGGAGAAGGGCAAAGGTTGGTGGCGGTGCGACGAATACGAGATTGAACACGGCGGCCTGTGGTCCTCATTTAGCGTGGAGGCTGCGCCCGGCATCAAGGAATCCACCCCCGACGAACTCAAAGAGTTTGCACAGTTGCACTCCGACCTCATCTACATCTTCAACCACTCCAACGACCTATGCCCTGAGTGTGACGAAGCACAAGCCTTGGAGTACCAAAGGGATGATGACGAGGCAGCAGGATTGAGGTTCCGATGAGCAGCCGTTTATCTTGTTGGCTGAATGGTCACGAATGGGGGAGTTGGGACTGTGGGTGGACAGACATTTGGGGCAACCCAAAGCACGTCAGATATTGCCGTCAATGCAACGCCAAGCAGCAGGGCGGTTGTTGGGAGCAAAAAGGAGGATGCCGTGACTGAGCGCACAGTATTGGAGTGGACCGAGACGCGAGAAGGTGCGTGGTTTGCGTCCAATGCGGAGTTTTACATTTGGCAGGAATGGGCCGCAATCGGCGGAAAGTGTTGGGTTCTTAGCAACGACGATTGGCATGGTCCAACAATAGGCCCCGACTTTCCCACCATTGACGGAGCCAAAGCCTGCGCCCAACGTATCCAAGACGCTATTGACGGCTATGACCGACTAGAGGAAGTGCTGGCGAGGGTCGAAGCGTTGAAAAATTTGGCAGCAAAGCATTGGGATGGCCCACACAAGTCAGTACAGAGGGCGCAATATTGGAACGGCTATTTGACAGCCACGGAGCGTGCTCTGCACCTACTTAGGGAGACACGATGACACTCGGAACCTGCGACAACCCGATTCACGGAATTTTGACGCTGAATGGGATTATCCGCAACCCCCACGAATGGGGACCGATCTGCGTAAATTACCAACAACTACCAAAGGAGAATGAAGTGAAAAAGGAAAAAGAAATGAAGAACAGCAAGTATTCACTACACAAGACCGATCTGGTCGCCCCAAACGGGAAACCACTGTTTCGCATCGTTGCTGAACGTGACGTGCGATCTGGGGTCAAGAAGGGCGACAGGGGAGGACTGGTCGAAAGCCAGAGTAACCTTGCCATTGACGGCGACGCTTGGGTGTACGGCAACGCTCGGGTGTACGGCAACGCTCAGGTGTACGGCAGCGCTCGGGTGTACGGCAACGCTCAGGTGTACGGCGACGCTCAGGTGTACGGCGACGCTTGGGTGTACGGCGACGCTCAGGTGTTCGGCAACGCTTGGGTGTACGGCAACGCTTGGGTGTACGGCAACGCTTGGGTGTACGGCGACGCTCAGGTGTACGGCAGCGCTCGGGTGTACGGCAACGCTCAGGTGTACGGCGACGCTCAGGTGTACGGCGACGCTCAGGTGTTCGGCAACGCTTGGGTGTACGGCAACGCTTGGGTGTTCGGCAACGCTTGGGTGTACGGCGACGCTCGGGTGTACGGCGACCACCGCATTGTTTCGGGCTGGGCATTTGCTACCAAGCACCCCGATTGGGACATCACGGAAATTCAGGTGGGTGATTACGTCACACTGGTCAAAGACGGAGTGTTCGAGCCGGTCAAGGAAGAACCGACGTGCGCCGGAAAGATTGTGGAAATCGACGGCAAACAATATGAGCTGCGCGAGGTGACGAAGTGACCGACTGGACACAAGTAAAGCCAGGAACGAAGGTGCGCTACGGGGACAATCAAGCAACCGTCGGCATTTTCCACGGCTTGAACAGAAATGGGCGACCGATTATTGAGGATCACTTTGGAGAACCTTATGTGCGCACACCGCACGTTTGGGAGCCCATCCCCACCACCTACACCCTGACCCTCACCGGACCTACGGGAGACAGCGAGAGCGTGGAAGTGGAAGCGGCCACAATTAAAAGATGGGCGTTCAACGTAGGTTCCGTGTTGTTCGGAGAAGTTACGGGCTTGTGCGCCGACCTGCTTGCCAGAGAGGGGGAGGACCAGTGACACGCGAACAATGTCAAAAATGCGAGGGCAAAGGCTACCGGCTAGATCACGCGCCGGAGAATCAGCACAGTAAGCACGACGGTTCGTGCATTACTTGTCCGGTTACCGTCGTATGTGACGAGTGTAAGGGTAAAGGGCACAACGGCCCAATGACACGCGAACAAGAGATACAGGCTCGACTGGATGCAGCGCAGGCCAAAGATTTGCAACTTGGCCCGATGCGCGATGGATTCCAGCGAATTACGTCACGCAACACGGATGACGGACAAGAAACGTATCGAACGCTTTTTGCTGAATGCTACGACGGGGAACAACCGTGGCCACGCGCTCGATTCATCCTGAACGCCCCCGACGACCTCCGCTACCTACTGGCTGAGAACGCACGACTACGGCAAACCGTGGCGACGTTTGATTACATGAAGCGCGAAGGCGTGACGCAGGAGGAAGCATTGGAATCGTGGCTCGACATTTCCAGTGAGAACGCACGACTGCGGGAGCAGGTGGAGAGGGTGCAAGCGGAGGTTTCTGACCTTAGAGACTTGGCGCGGTCTGCATCCAGCGATTCTGTTACTTACGGCGTGTCTTTGAGCGACTTAGAAGATTTGTTCAATCTGGTGGCTGCTCTAGGGGAAGGGGAGTGAAATGAACTGCGTTGATTACATCCGACACGAGGACATTCTGATTGGGTGCACCCACCGTGAGCACGTGATGGTCATGGTGCGATTTGACGACGGATGTTCTGGTCGAATTTGTGGCGTGTGTGACCAAAACAAGCGCGTCAAGTTTCAGCCGGATTTGGCTGAACGGAACCCCGGCCCTGAGAGAGCAATGGACTTGTTAGAGATTTTGCGTGCGCTGAAAGGCACCTCCACCGTGGCTGCTCTAGGGGAGGGGGAATGAGCTACGACCTCGGCAGCATTGTTCTGCACGTCGGCCCGCCACGCCCACAACTTACGGCAGTTTCGTTGTTTGCTGGGGTGGGAGGGTTTGACCTCGCTCTAGAACGCGCTGGCGTAAAAGTCTGTGCAGCGGTGGAGATTGACAAGCACGCACGGGGGGTTTTGGCACGCCACTTTTCCGACACCCAACTATTCAATGATGTAACAACGGTTACAGGACAGGAGCTTAGAGATGCAGGGTTCATTCCCGAACATGGGATCATTACAGGGGGATTCCCTTGTCAGGACTTATCGGTTGCGGGAAAACGTGCTGGCCTTGCCGGGGCGCGTTCCGGCCTATTTTGGGAGATTGTTCGACTCTTGGAGGAACTTACCCCCAAGTACGTCATCCTCGAAAACGTCCCTGGCTTACTTACCAGCAATCAAGGACGCGACTTTGGAATCGTCCTCAGTGCGCTGGATGAACTCGGGTACGGTCTGGCGTGGCGAGTGCTTGACGCTCAAAACTTTGGAGTCCCCCAGCGTCGTCGTCGCGTGTTCATTGTCGGATGTTTTGGAGACGGAGAACGTGCCGCCGAAATACTCGCTCTCACCGAAAGCCTGCGAGGGGATTCTGAGGCGAGCGACTCGACGGGGGAAGAAGTTGCCACCGAGTTTGGAGTCGGCTTTGAGGGCGGTGGGGGGGGCATCGCCACAGCACTCCAACGAGGGGGGCGAATCAACGCTGACGAAACTTACGTTGTAGCCGAGAGAGAGAGAGAGAGTAGGCACGATTGGGCCGACTTTCGGGGCGAAGAACTACAGCAACCTACAGGAAGTCCTACAGGGAAGCCTAGTGGTCGTCTCTACGGACAAACAGGGTACGCCCGATACAGCGAAGGGCAGGTGAAAACCTTGTCAGCAACGGATTACAAGCGAGCGGAGGACAATGTTGTGGTTTGTGAAGGTGGTGAGGTCGGGGGCCAGGGACGCGGAGGGCAACCTGCCGCCCGAGGTTTGGCGACAGGGGGGGGTCTGTCCGACCTTGAACGCAATGGATAACACAGGAGAGGCTCGGGCTACGGTCGTGTCTGCTACCGACGTTTCGGTGCGCAGGCTTACTCCGAGGGAGTGCGAGCGGTTGCAGGGATTCCCCGACGACTGGACCGATTCGCAAGCCGACAGCCACCGCTACAAGCAGATGGGCAATGCGGTTGCTGTGCCAGTGGTGCAGTTCATTGTTGATCGGTTGGTGGGGTTACATGGTTGACCACGAAATTGACGCAGACGGCGGATTATGCAACGTTTGTCGTACTGCCGTAGTACGCATCAACCACGAATGGAGGCACGCGCTCACCAACTCGAGCTCGCGTGCCATCGAGCAACGCGAAGTCGTGTCCCCCAAGGAAATGTCGGAGTGGTTCGACAACGCTCAGGGCGACCGGTACATCGGTTTGGAAATGCGCGTCATGGTGGCCGAGTAGTGGGCGCGGCGACGTCAGTATCGTTCTTCTTCGTGGCTGGCCTTCCAGCGCCACAGGGATCCAAGTCGGCTTATGTCCGAGGGGGCCGAGCGGTCATCGTGGACGGATCGAGCAAAGTAGGCCGAGAAAAGCACCACAACTGGCGCAACGACGTCATGGTGGCCGCTCAGAACGCTCTCAACGGGCGCGCAACGCCGTTCTCAGGGCCGACAGAACTCGAAGTGACGTTCTACCTACCATTACCCAAATCGGACCCTCACAGGACACGGCACACGACCGCGCCGGACCTCGACAAGTTGATTCGCAGCGTTGGGGATGCCTTGGTCAATAGCGGGTTGCTCAAGGACGACTCGCTCTTGTATTCGATCCGAGCTGAAAAGCGGTACGCGCGTGGCTCGCAACAAATCGGCGCGTCAATCATGTTGTTCGATGACAGCGACGACGAGTTTGTCGACCGTGAAATGTTGAAGGCCGAGGCTAAGAAGGCCCGCAAAGCCTAACTCGCATCGCTAAATCTTGATCCGCTGGGCCTGAGCCGCCGTCAGGGAACAGGGATGGAACCTGACGGCGGCTCGCGCTCAGCGAGCGCGATAATCCTACTTTCTTTCCTTCCCCACCGAGTCGGTGTAGACCGTCTGCCAGCATCCGGCGCACCGTTGCCCCTCGACGGCAACGATAGCGCGCGAGATGACTTCGACGCGCCCCCCCAAGTCCGCGATACACGAATCGCATAGGCGGTCGGGCTCGCCCGTTTCGACGTACTGAACGGCTCTCACGCTGGGACTTCCTCTCCGGTGATGGTCCACAGCTTGCCATCCACGTTTTTTTTCCATGCCGTCAGGTCGGGGATACTGGCGGCGTCGCGCCAACCGTCCCGTGTCCGATCGGGGCTTAGGACGTCAGCGATGGCGTGCAGGTAGCTCTCGTCGCCATTTTCGCGCCATAAGCACGCCAAGGAATTGGCGACAAATTCGGTGGCTTCGTTGATTGGAACTAGCCCGTGGCTGGTGCCGTCATCTTCGAGCTCGTCGTGTGGCGCGTTGATCCGGTAGTACCAAGTCATCACGCCACATCCCCAACGATGACCTCGATGGTCGCGGGCTCGGCAACAACGTCGTGGCCGTTGTGTGGTCCGTCAGCCCATGCGTAGAGCGTTTCTCGCATTACTACGGCGTGCTGAAAGACGCCGCGTGCCGCGCTCTCGGCCTGCGGTGTGGTCCGGCAGGTCCGGCACCGTACCTTGAATCCTTGAACTTTCTCGGTGTGCATTTCATTTCTCCCTATTTTCTGAACTCATCAGCGCGAGAATCACCCGCGGACGCCCGTAGGCGTTTCGTTCTTGTTACTCGCCTATCCAGCCGTCCACCAGGTCGCGAATCGTGCCGGCGAGGTAGTCACCCGTGACCCCCCATTCGATCCCCCACAACGAATTCGTGTCCACCGTGACGACGTGTGGGTTGCCGTGAGAATCGCTAAGCGTTTCTCGCAATTCCACAACGACCCCGACGAATCCGAATTCCACAAGCTCGCGCACCGTTCGACGCAGTTTCTCGAATCCCTCAGTGCCGCGCTTTACGTCTGCTGGCGGTTGCCACCAGTACGGGTCGGAATTCCCGCAACTCATTACCTCGGCGTTGCCGTCGAATCCCTCGGGCCGGACCCATCCACCGTAATTGCGATTGCGCCGCGCGAATTCGACCAGCCCGTAGCAGTCGGGGAAGTCATTTAGTTCGGTGTCGTAATCCGGTTCGATAGTCAGCCGGATCGCGCGCCCGTTGTCGAGTTCCACCGTGTCGCCAGACTCGCGCAGTTCCTCGACGGCGGTTAGGTTCCGGCAGCGCTCGCATTGGTTGAGCGGACCGCAGTTTTCCGGTGTCGGTGCCGCTGTTGTTTCGTGTATCGCCATTTCTCGCATCTCCCTGTTTTGCTATTGCGTTGCTCGCATCGTTGCGAATTGCTCGGGCTCACTCGGCCCGCACGAGCTCCGGCCTGGTGGGGTCGGGGGTCGTGCGCGCTGGGCGCGCTGGGCTACTCGGCGTAGGCGTCGAGCATCTCACTCATGAACGCTGCCGTGGCTGGCGCGTACACGCGCGCGCTGTGTTCGTCGCCGGCCCATGTGACGGTGAGGCGTACGTATTCTGCGCTGCCGTTGTTGGTCATGCGTACTGTCGGGCCGCCGTAGGCAAGTAAGAATTCAAGTTCGGTGGCGCGCCATTCTCCGCCGAGGGTGCGCTGTCCGTGTATGACGGCTTCGAGTATGTCCTCGAAATAGGCCATGGCTACGCTGTCCTCCGGTTCGGTGGTGGCGTGCTCGGTGTCGTCGATGACACGTAGCGCGTTTTTGCGCTCGGTTGGGTCTTGGGTGAACGCGCGCGCAGCCGTCCGCGCGTTGCGTAGGGTTAGCTCCATGTTGCGTGCGTCGAGCATGTCAAGCGCGCTTGTCAGTACGTCGATTCCGTCAAGTGCTGCAACGTATTCGTTGAACACGTCGCGCACCATTTCGGCGCCGGTTCGGGTTTCGTGTGTGGTCATTTCTGTATCTCCCTGTTCGCTGATCTCATCAGGCCGCGCATCACGCGACGACGGGCTAAGCCCGTTTCGATCTGGTTAGTAGTTTTTCCCGATCCGGCCGGCGGCTAGGCGGCTGTAGGTGCGTACCGGTGAATCTCCGTTCGTGTAGATATCGTCGGCCGCGCTGATCGTCGCGCGCACGTTATCGGGGTCGATGTTGTAGCGCGCGCTGATGGTGCGAGCGAATACCCCGACTGAGCAATCTTCTTCGAGGTAGATACTCCCGTCGTGTGCGTAGTCGTAGCCGGTCGAACACTCGCGGGCCAACAGCATCAGTGCGGGCGCTCGGTGGCCGTCGATCTGTAGCCATCCGTGCCCGTTGTCGCTGTGCCACGTAATAGCGGCGGCAAGTGTCGCTAGCGTTTCGGTGGTGTGGTTGGTTGTTGTGGTCATTGTTGTTGTCTCCCTGTTTGGACTCATCAGCACTGGCATTACCAGTGGACGCGCTCGCGCGCGTTTCGTCCTATGGAAGTCGCATCGGCATTTGTAGAACGGTCGTCCGTCCGTCGCGCGATTCGATGACGATTGGGCGTGTTGCGTCGGTGATGGTTCGGATGATGGCGCCGCTCGTCTTGTCTTCGTTCCACGGGTACAATTTCGCGAGTTTGGCGAGAAAGTGGGGGTTTAGGGCTACTCCCGTGGTGACTTCGCTGATTCCTCGGGCGCTTGGGATCAACCTATCTACGTCGGGGTATGTGTCTGTCATGCTGGGCGCGCCGATTGTGTCGGGGTAGTTGTTGCTGGTAACGGTCGTGTTGTGCCCGTCGTCTGTGATGGTGATTGTTCCGGTGGCGCGCGTGCGACTGTTTGCGAAGGTTTTTACAGCGCGCTCTAGTAGTTCGGCGCGCACGTAGATAGGCGTCGTGTTGGTGTGGTCGCTGGTTTTAACGTCGACGATTATTCGCGCCAGTACGTAACTGTCCGTCGTGATGGCTTCGCACGTGTCTCCGTTGGGCGTCAGTCTCACGTAGGTGAGTAATGGGCGTGCTTCGTCTTTGCTTGCGTAGTTCGCGATCGTCGCGAGGTGTCGTAGTTCGGTCGCGCTCATGCTGAGCGTTGTCGTTGTGGTTTGGGTGTCGATGCTCATTGTGGTTTCCTGTTCTGTTGTTCTGACGGTGTTGTCAGAGTGTCGCGCTCCGGTCGTGGGTCGGTGGTGTCTGCACACTGCGCGACGTGTTGTTAGTAGGCGAGTTCTCCTTTTGTTGCGCGCTGGTAGGTTCGTATGGCGTGGTGTAGGATCGCGCGCGCTGTGGTTGCGTCTGGCGTGTTTGGTGTGATGCTGTCGTTTGGGTCGTCTTGTACTTCGTACGTTTCCGGTCCGTGTTGGTGTTCCTCTGGTGTCCATTGCGCGCGTGGCTTGCTGATGTAGAGCGCGTGACACGTGTGGGTGTCGTGGGGTGTGGGGTAGTGGTATGTCCATAGTTCTGAGTTGCTGCGTTCTGTTTCGGGTGTCGCTCCCATGATGCGTATTTCTGCGAGTCTGTCGCCACCTTCGCCAAATTCGGCGTGGAGGCACCAGATCCCACCTGCGAGGTCTTCCTCGAACACGTTGTAAAATCCGTTTGCGGTTAGCGCTGTTTTCCATGCGCGCGTTGTTGGTGTGGTGGTGGCTCCGTGTGTTGTCATGCGTATATTCTGGCATAGTGTTGGCGCGCTGTCAAGTGTTTTCGGTAGTCCCTGGTGGTTTTGTCCCGAGTTGGACTAGCTGAGGGTTGGGCGCGTTGGTTGGTTTGCGGTCGTGCTGTTCGTGGGTGCAACGGCGACCGTCTCGGCGTGTTGCTGTCTGCGACGCTCGCGTGCTGTCAACGTGTTCGACGGGAGCGGCGCGTGCCGCGACCCTTCATTTCGGCTGCGCCCCACATACCTCATTCATCAGCAGAATGTGAGTGAGGCGAGTGTGAGTCGATGGTGTTGACCGGTGGCGTGACCAGTTGGTGTTCCACGTGAAACATGACTCTGCGAGTTTGCTGTGACTTGCAGTTTCGAGAGTGTCTGAGGGTGGCAGTCGCATCTGACCCCGAGCCCTGAGCGGACACGAGGTTGAGCCGCCTGCTTGAGTGTCTGGTGTTGTAACCCGGCATGTGTCTCACCGCTCAGGGCTTTGTTCGTTCTGTCCCCCTCCGAAAATTCTCGGTATTTTTCGCATCCTGAGCGTTTCGATCGCACCATTCGGGCACATTCACACGCCTTCTCAAGCCCCAGTGACGACCTTTGACGTCGACAAGATCCACGGCTTTGAGACTCATTCTCATTTGGCTTCACATGGGAGCAAGCCGTTAGGCGCGCTAGGACAACGAGCGAAGCGAGGCGTCAGGTAGTTCTCGAGCACCGAAGATCTAGTTCACCTGAGTGTCCTCAACGCTTTTGACGTTTGCAATCCACCGCATCCCCGAAGCCGGTCAGTTTCTCACGATGGGATTCCAACACATCACCACGAGGACTGTCGTTCAACTCGAGGCGCGGGGTACTTGATCCCGCTCTAACCGGGGACACTTCCGGTCTAGGAGGCGCTACGCGTCACTCGCTCGTACCCGGAGGGGATTCGCACCCACATCAGCTGCACCGGCTGAGGGCATCAGAATATGTCGACGCAACATGCGTGTCAAGACACCCTCGACAACGCCAACGCACAAACAGAAAACCCACCCCGAAGGGTGGGCTCCTGTCTCGAAAGTGACGTGCGCTTCGTAAACGCTGTTCAGTCTAGATCAAAGCGGAAGTTGGACAACCTCAAAAAAGTCGTCGTTGCCGTGATTGTCCAAAACGTAGGACAGCCTTTTCTGATACTTAGGGTCATCCAAAATCGTCTGCGCCCGTTGGTCCATCAAACGTGCCAATTCGTTTGTCACGCGCTCACCAACTCGCGCAACACATACCGGCGCTTGATCGGATCCCACTCGCGCTTGATAGTGGCCTTACGAACGGTGACGGCGCTCGACTGTGCGACCCACGCCTTTTCCTCGGCGCGCAACTCCTGGCGCACCTGCTTCGCGCTCTTACGCGGGGGCTTGCGCTTCTTGTAGGTCTTGGGAGCCTTTGCCATGAGCTCAATCTACCTTTGCGCGTCGTTCACGTCAATGGATGGTTGACAATATTGAGACTCATTCTCACTGTCACGCCCAAAACGCTGCTGCGCGGCCTGTCCGCTGACCCCAAGCCACTTACCAATCGTGCGCCAGGGCACACCCTCGGCTCGAGCAACCTGCACCGCGGCTGAAAGAGCTCGACGTCGTGTTGCCAAAAGGCTGTTTGCGCGCCGGATCTTCATTTCGTGGGTCATCAGTGTCAATATATCATTGACAAACACGTTCCCACGCGCTACTTTGACCGCATGAATTTCGACGGAATCATGCCGGCATTGAAATCTCTCACCAAAAACGATTCGATGGACAATCTCGTGCCCAGGGAATTCGTCGATTTGGCGATTACGGCACGCTTAGAAAACATGCCGGTTGACTGTGACATTGCCAAAATAATGCGTGATGCCACCAAACGCAGCGACAAACTGCACCGCGACGCCAACAAAGCCGTCGCAAGCATCATCGAAACCGCCATCAACCGTTCCTACGAACGCATGGCAACCCGAAAGACCAAAAAATGATGACCGATTTTGACATTCCGGTATGCGACGTCGAGGGGTGCGGCACCTTCGCAAGCGCGTGCATTGACGACATGTATTACTGCGAACGCCACGAACCCACTCAAGTAAGCCCCGATCAGGAAGCATTTGACCTGTAAGGTTCGCTCGTGGGCGATGGCAACCGCTGGACGCAAGGCTCAGACCACGATTGGCGCGACGACGCGCAATGCAAAAACGCCGATCCCAACATCTTTTTCCCCACAAGCCAACAACCGCTCGACGAAGCCCTTTCGATCTGCGCAATGTGTTCAGTTCGAGATGAATGTCTTGAGTGCGCCCTTGTCAACTTTGAGGATTTCGGCGTGTGGGGAGGCATGTCCGCGCGCCAGCGCCGCAAATTGAGGTCCCTTCGGCGTAGGCTGGCGTCGTGAGCGACGAGGAACCACGCAAGATCTACCCCGGCTATACGCCGCCCAAAGATCCCGTTGCCGCTCGAGCGAAACAACTCGAATCTCTCAAAAAAGCCCGTGCCGCCGCCGCCGCCAACCGTGCCGCGCGCGCAGCTGCCGCGGCGAACACGCCGCCCACGCCGGCTGAAACCAAAATCGCCAACGATTTGCAGGACGTTCTGGACAAACTGCCCGAAACCAAGCGCACCGAAATCAGCAATTTCAACGTCGAAGGGTTGAACTTCGGGCGCAAACAGCGCTCCGACGCCGCGGACATGGCAAAAATGAAGGTTCTCAAACTCGTCAGCGCGGGCATGGCACCCGCCGACGCCATGCGCGAGGTCAAACGATCGACCCAAACCTGGTATGCGTGGCAATACAACTCGCCAAAATTCAAGCGTCAAGCCGCCGAAGCGATGGCGGAAGCCGAACGCCGCCGGATGATGGCCGAGCTCGAGACTCCGCGGCCCAACCACGACGACTTCGAGCCGGTTCGCCCCGAGCAATTCAAGACTCGCGCGGCGTATTGGGCCGCTTTCCGCAAGGCGTACTTCAATTTCGACACGTTCCCCCACATCTGGAAACTGTTTGAGGCCATCGAAAACGCCCCTCTCGGTGGCATCACCATGATTCAGATACCGCCCGAATGGATGAAGTCCACCAGTCTGAACGACATTATGGTGGCCGAACTTTGCGCGAACCCCGACGTGCGTTTCGCGTACATCGGGGAAAACCAAGACTTCGCTCGAAAGCAGATGGGACGCCTACAACGGCGCTTGGAATGGGACAACGCCTCAAAAATCCCCCCTTTGTACGCGCATTTTGGGCCGTTCCAACCACCGAGCGGTGAAAGAAGCAAAAAATGGAACGCCGACGAAATCACGTTGGCAAAATCCACCCACGACGAGGCCGACCCCTCGGTCGTCACAGTCGGCATTACCGGTCAGATTCGTGGTGCGCGCTGGGACTGGATCGTTCTCGACGACATTCAATCGCTCAAAACCAAAGGCGACACCAAGCGTTTCCTTGAAATCATCCAGGGCGACGTCATCACTCGACCGGGCAAAAACGGACGCATCATCTTCATTTGCAACCGCGTTGCCAAGGGCGACGTGTACGAAGAAATGGAAAAAATCCCCGGATTTTTGGACGAGTTCGTGTGCATCCCCGCGCTCGACCTCAGCAAGCCGGTCGGATTCCAGTCAAACTTTCCTCGTCAATGGATTGACCTGCCAAACGGCGACCGCGCGCCGTTGTGCGACGACAAAGGCAACCAACTTGGCTGGGACGACGAGGACTTGGCCCAGCGCCGCGCCAAGATTGGCGAGGACCAATGGAGCCGCGTCTACATGATGCAGCCCCAATCGTCGCAAGAGGCATACGTCACGGCCGACGACATTGGCAAAGCCACTGACCGCGAGCGCGTCGTCGGTCAAACCATTGTCGACGGACAGACGTTGGGCATTGGGCGCATCGCCGGGCTCGATCCCAGTCTCCACGCGCACGCAGCTTTCACGTACTGCGCTTACGACGCGGACTACCTGTACGTCATCAACACCAAAGACTTGTTCAAGGCAACCACCAGCCAGCGCATTTTTCAAGAAATCGAAACCTCGAGTGCCAAGTTCGGCCCCGACTATTGGGTAATCGAAAACAACACGCTCCAATCAACGTTCCTCACCGACGACGCGTTCCTCAAAATCCAAGAGCAATTCGGGTTTTCGGCAGTTCCTCACCACACCGGGCGCAACAAGCTCGACGAGTCAATGGGAATTCCCCCAATGATGAACGCCATCGTGCGCGGAGAAATCCGTTTCCCTCGCGTCACCGAAAACGACACGGACATGGCGCTTCTGTTCGACCAACTCATGTCGTGGCGTTCGGACATTCCCACGCGTCGACTTCGGCAGGACTCACTAATGAGTTTGTGGTTCTGCTACCTCGTGTGGAAAAACTTGCGCGACGTGGCGGAAAGCACCTACGGCGAACAATGGACCAGACAAGGACTTAGCGCGGTCACCATGTACGATGGCGCAGTAGTGAACCTCGGAGAAGGAGCGCGGCCACCGATGACACCAATTTGGACGCCGCCAAGTTACAAGGTCGGGGCCTAATGGCCTACTACTCGATCGACCAAATCGCGTCGATCATGCGACAACGCATGATGGCCGACGACCCTTTCATTCGCCAAATGACCGCAACGCAGTTGCGTTACAACGGCGATTTGGTCGTTTTGCAGCCCGACGTCACGGGCATTCCCGCCGCCAACCGCCCGGGCCCAAACTTCTTTGTCGAAGGTATCGACGGCGTGGCGCGTATTGCCAACGCCAATCTTCCCAAAATCACTTGCCCCATCGAAAACCCCGACGACCCCGCCAGTTCCAAAATCGCGGAGATCCGCCAGGGCGTTCTCTACAGCGCATGGCACGAATCGCAGTTGCAAATCAAACTCGGACGCGCGTATCGCCACGCCGCCGGGTACGGAACTTTTTGCTTTGTCGTCGTCCCCGACGAAAAGAACCAGCGCGTCGACATTCAACTCCGCGATCCGTTGACCGCGTACCCCGAACTCCGAGCCGCTGACGACATTCGCACGCCAAAGAACGTGGGCTTTGTGTTTCCGCGCTCAGCCGCGTGGATCCGCGACCATTTCCCGACAGCCCCCAAATGGATCGGCCAAGGAAACCAGCAATGGGAAACCTTGTGGAACGTCGTCGAGTGGCTGGACGAGGACTACATCGTCATCGGCGTCATTGGGCCGCAAAGCCCAAACCAAGTGATGAACGTCGCCATTCCGCAGCCGTCAATGACGGTCGAACTTTCGCGATACCCCAACAAGGCAGGCATCGTGCCCGCCGTCGTTCCGCGTCGAGTGACCATGAACCGCATCATGGGCCAGATGAACGGCATCATTGGGCTGTCGGACACGTACTCCCGAATGCTCAACCTGCAAATGGTGGCGACCGAAAAAGCAATCTTCCCTGACATGGTGGTGTTGTCGCGCACCGGAACGCCGCCCAAGTTGCTCGGTAACGAGTGGAAAGACGGTCGCACCGGAAAAGTCAACGTCGTCATCGACGGCGTGGTCGAAACAATTTCTAAGGAACCTGGTCCCGGCACCATCCCCATGTTGCAAATGGTCGACCAGCACATTCGAGGGACGTCGGGCGCAAGCCAGTTGTACGCCGGATCCAACGGGGGAATGCGCACGGGCGCTGGCGTCGACGCGCTGGGCGATTTCGCGGCAAACCCAATGGCGGCAGAACTCAACGTCATCATGCAATACGCCTTGGCCGAAGTAAACCGTGCCGTCGTCGCTGTTGAAAACGGGTACTTCCCCAAGCGCAAGCGCACGGTCTACCTAGGATTGCCGGGGTCGTCCAAGACGGTCACTTACACGCCCGAAAAGCACTTGAAGCGCGATGACAACGTGGTCCATTACACGATGCCGGGGTCTGACCCCAACCGCCTCGCCGTCGCCATCACGCAACTCACGGCCACCGACGTCATTGACCGCGACACCGCGCGCGACATGCACCCTTTAGTGGGCGACTCGAAAGCAATGGGCCAAAAAGTCGCCATCCAAAAAGTCGAAGATGCGCTGCTCGGGGGAATCGTGCAAGAAATCGCGACTCCGGGGTCGCCGGTCACCGCCGTCACGGTCGCTCACTTTCTCTCCAAACTGGAAACGGGGGAAACGCTTGCCAAAGCCTTCATCGACGCGATGGCCGAAGCGCAGACCGCCGCGCCCGCTCCGGGCAGCCCCGGTGCGCCTCAACCGCCGACAGGACCGGACGGATCTCCGCTTCCGTCAGGCATGGCTGCGATGCTTGCCGCCAACGGTGGACCGCAGCAAGGCGGCGCTCCCGATTCGGTCCCCCCGCCGAACCCCGCTTTGATGAACTTCCGTCACGTCGTCCAAGGCATGAACATCAACGTGAGCCCGAACGCGACATGAACGAACTCGATTCCATCAACGCCGTTCTCGAACGCACCGCCGAACCGCAGCGGTGCCCCGCCATGATGTACGGATTTTCAATTGTGCCAGCGTCCGGCGAACCGGTGGCTGTTCCGACTCACCAATGTGCGTGGGAGGACGGCCACCCCGAACCTCGTTACGGGATGACGCACGCAATGGTCGCGATTGAAGGTAACTGATGCCGCGCAAAGCACCCCCACGCCCTCAAGTTCGCGCCGATGGAATCGCCACTGGCGTCCCCAACCCGTCGCCGCAACCCAACGGTGGACCGCGTGGCGTCATGTCGGCTCAAGCCGCGGCCGCTGGTGCTGGTGGGCCGATGCAATACGGCGAAGCCACGGCGCTGACCGACGCCGCAGCTCAAACCCCGATGCCGGCTGGTGTCACACCGGTCGCGCACAATGCCCACGTCGCCATTGCGCAGCACTTAGCGGCCAACCCCGTAACGCCGCTCAACGCGCCAACCGAACGCCCGTGGGAACACGTCACCGCCGGATCTCCGTTGGCACCAGGTCCCACCGCCGCGCTTGCGGTTCCCAACGCCGGCACGCCCGACCAATCGGTACTGTCGATTCTCCAAAACGCGGCCCAAGCGGTCAACTCACCCACGCTGCGCGCTCTCGCTGAAAAGGCCGCGACCACCACAAGCAGCGGGCCGGTTCTGTGACGATTCTTCAACCCAACGACCCCGCCATCAACGCTTCCAACGTTTCGGCCGCAACCAATTCAGCCCCTTTGCTGACCCCCGACGCCGTGGCTGGCGTCGCCGCAACCGCCAACGGTCCCATTGACGCCTCGGTCAAAGCCATCGCTACGCAGCAAGCGGCCCTCGCGCAATCGCTGTCAACTGAACTCACCCAACAGTCTGAGGAATTTCAGACTCAGTGGTGGAACAAAGCCAGCAACGCCGTCAAATCACTGATCGGGTCATTCGGGTACAAGCCTCCCACCGCCCCCGCGCCACAAGGCAGCGGAATCTGGAACACGTTTGTCCACGGCCTTGACGACATTCGGCACGCTGGGTCAACGGCGCTACACGACACCGTGGGCGAAGTCGCGCACTACGCAGGTGACGTTTTCAACGCAGCCGCCGCGCCGATTGGTCAACTCGAGCGCGCCTCTTTCGCCAACGCGCAAGACCAAATCCTAAACTCGCCGTCCTCAAACGGGTGGGACAAGTGGTACGAAGTCCTCAACCCCGTTGACATTCTCCAACACTGGAACAGCGTGTCCAACGGGCAATCGTCTTTCCAGCCCGAAGCCCTCGCCTACGTCAAGAAATTTCTTATCCCTGACGACGCGACCCTTCAACTTGCCAAAACTTACGCAGCCACGGGTTCGCTGCAAGCGACCCTCGCGTCATTGCCCGCTAACGAACGCGCCAACGCCTACGGGCTAATTCAGTCCAACAAAGATTTCGGCCAAGCCGTTCAATTGCTGTCCGACTCGCACTTGTCATTGGGCCAGATGGTGTTCGGCGGCCTCAACCCCACACAGTTCAAGAAGCTCGAGCCTGGTAGCAATTCCGCGCTTGACAACATCACGCCCGTTGCCGCCCAAGCCGCGACGATCGGTGGCGAAATTGGTGCCGTTGCTGTGTCCGGTGGCACCGCTGGCGCTGCCGAAGGCGGGGCCGAAGCCGCCGGCGGCGTGCGCGGCATCGTTTCAGGGCTTGGCACCGCGCGCACCGTCGCCGCCACGGGGATCCTTGGTTCAGGAGCCGCCGGCATTGCCGCAAGCCAATTGTCCGGTGAAACTGTCGACCAGTCAACAACGATGGCCCCGTTTGGCGCAGCGATTCACCCATTGTCGGGTGTAGCCGATGGGTTTGTTTCGTGGTACGGCAACCCTTTGCAGCAAGCGTTGGTCGGAGCGGGCGCGTACAAATCTGCCATTCACTCGATGGCGACGTTCCAAAGCGCCGGAACTGCCGAGGACGTCATGGCGCATTATGCCAACGTCCCTTCGGCGCAAGACTTCGCCGTCAAAGCCGCGCGTTCGTTGGTCACGCCGTTCATGCGCAACGGTGAACTTGTCACCGACGAACCCAACATCGCCCTCGCGCGCGAAGCCGGCGTACCCATTGAAAGCCAAGGCCAAATCGACCAAATCGCGCGCTGGTTCCCCGAAATCAAAAAAGCGGCTGACGAAGGGCACCCCGAAACGGCTATTGCGCAAATGATGGCGTCGTCCGACGCGATGGTGCAAACCTTTATGGGGCGTTCGGGCAAGTTCTTCCACAACTCCACGGTGTTCCCTCACGTCACGCTGCCCCAAGCGATCCGCGACAAGATCATGGGCTTTGATGCGGAATCGACCGGCTGGACTGGCCGACGTTTCAACATTGACAAGTTGACACCAACTCAGGCATCGACCGAATTGCTCGGGCCGCAATTGACCGAAGAAGGCATTGCTGACGCCAAAGCCGCGTTGCCGTTGACCGCGCCGGTGCGCTTTACTCAGCGCGTCACGACGCTCGTGCCGTTGCAAAAGTTCATTTCGTTTGGCGCGGATCCGACCGACGCCGCCAAAGCCTTATTCAAGGCCGGGGCCATTGAATCCCCGGAAGCGCTTGCGCCTAACAACCTGACAACAATCGAACGGCTCGCGTCGTTCGCGTTGCCAAAGCAAGACGTCGCTGCCGCAATAAATGGGTACGCAGCGATTCCCACCGAAGAACGCGGGCTCCAACGCGCCTTTGTCATGGGGCTTATCAACAACATGGCATACGTTTCGGGCGTCACTGACTCGCAAGCCGGACGCGATTTCATGGAGCGTTGGCAAGCGCGCGCCTACGGCACCGACGACAACGACCTCATTGTCAACCCTTTTGACCGCGAAGGGCCGCGCATTCCGGCCGCGTTGTTGACCACGCAATTTGCCGATGCCATGTCGTTGCCGGATTTCCGCGAGTGGTACAAGTTTGCGAAGAAATCGTGGTTCATGTCGTTGTTTCACGCAGGGCTCAACGCTCAGTGGGTAGACAAATTCATGTCGGCGTACTGGAAGCCGGCGTTGTTGTTGCGCTCGGGGTTTGCGTTCCGTTTTGCTGGCGAAGAAGATCTCAACTTCGTTTTGCGCAACGGCATCAAATCACTGGTGCAATCGGGGATGGCGCGCACCGCCGAAGGTGCGCTCAACGCACGCCAAGAATCTCGAGTCATGGCGGTTCTCAACCGCGCAAACTCTGTCGACAATTTGGACGAATTTGGCAATCCGCTCGACACGTGGGGGCCGTTGCTTCGCAAAGCTCAGACGCAAGGGCTGATCCCCGACAGCGCCAAAGGCATTAGCGAAATCAACATGCTTGACGCCAAGCGTTTGTTCGACGCCCTTGCCACCGACGTCCCGGAAGAAATCTGGCACGACAGTTTTTGGCAAGGCAAAGACGCGTCGTTGCTCAACAAGCGCGACCGCTATCTCGCCGTCATCCACGCCTTTCCTGCGATCAAGTGGGCCAATGGTCTGCGCGTCGGCTTGTACCGCGCGCTCACGCCCAACGACATTCTTGATTACGCGCACGAACTAGCCCAACGTGGGACATGGGACACATCATTTGGTGACCGCGTTAGTGCGTATCTCAGCCACGGCTCGACTTACTTGGGCGACGAGGTAAAGGGGATTCGCACCGACGAAGGGTTGCCGGTCAGCATCACGAACTCAATGGATTACGCAACCGCCCCACGAGGGTCCAAAGGCGGCGTTGTCGGTTCCGACGAAATTGGCAACTGGCACTTCCGTTTGAGCGGGCTCACCAACGACCCCATTGCGCGTGCCGCGGCAAAGGGGTACATGGCTGGTGGCGAACAAGGAGCGATTCAAGGAGCGATCGACTTTCTTTCGGCGCGTGGGCTTCGCAACAAAATCGAAGAAAACCAAAAAACTCTCGACGAGCACATGGCGTCGTTTTCTGGCAAAGGCAACCCTGAACAAGAAGAACGCACAAAAGAATTGCTGGGTTATGCCAAATCGCTGCAAGGGCGCTTGACGCGCCACGAAAGTTTGTTGAAGAACTCCCCTCGGTACTCGTCGGTCAATGGCGAACGGGTGCTGACCGGCGAAACGACGCGCGACCTCGCAATTCGCCAATGGGCCGAGGACGTGTGGCGCGAAGTCAAGACGCTGACGTTTACCCCCCACGGCCAAGATTTCGAGGACGTCGACGGCGAAGCCCAGCGGATCCCTGTCGCTGGCGAATCCGAACCTATCCGTTTGCCGGACACTGTTCCCGGCAGAATGTTCTGGCAAATCGTAAATGGCGACACCGGACGCCCCATCAACCTTGCCGACGAAAGCACCGCGTACTTTGGCGTCCCCAAAGGCCACGTTCGGTTGTTCCACGGTCGCAATGTCGACGCCACTACCGGCGCGGACTTTTCCACGGAAGTAGCACCTGGACGATCATGGAGCCCAAGTTATGAGCGCGCGTCGCGCCACGCTGGGGAAGATGGTGACGTTTACCAAATTGACGTGCCCGCCAAGAACTTGAAGGCGTACTACAAATACCACCCTCACGCTCCTGATGACGTCATTACCGCCCAAGAAGATGCGCGCCTTGCCGAACTCCGCGAACGCCTGCCGCAGTTCGAAGAATCGCACGCAAACGCTGTCAGCGCGGAACGCACGGCGGTCGAAAACCTCAACCGAATCAAGAGTGAACTTGGAAGCGCAAAAGAAGCATCGGCTGCCATCAAAGACGTCCACATTGCTCAGAAGAACCTCAAGACACTTGACGCGCAATTGACGTCCGCTCGGGAGCAGTTAGCGGCCGGCTCGTCGGGCGACGTTCTCGATCGACACATTCGCGGCCTTATGGACGACCAGCAGGCAGGGGCCAACACGTTCGGCAAGCCCCCAAAGCACATGGGAAGTTTCGAGTCTGGCGACATTGGACTTGCCAAATCGAGCGAGGAAACCAAGCGCACCATTATTGGCGAAATCGCGCGTACCGGTGAACGAGGGATGCCCGGCGTTACCCCCGACACCAGCGAACTGTCGCGCATTGAAAGTATCCACGTGCCCGAAAACATCACCGCCCCTGCGCGCATTGTGACGATCAAGGGCGCGAACCCCGTGGCCTCGATCGTCGACAAAGGCATGAGGGCCATCGTGGGCCGACCTGCCGACTGGATGAGCCGTCAACCGGCCTTCCTCTACAACTACGCCATGAGCCGCCGCGAAGTCGACGCGTTGCTCAAGGCTCGAGGAATCGTTGACAAATCCGGCGACCTTGCTCACGAAATCTCAATGGAGCGCGCGACCAACGAAACCATTACGTACTTGCACGACCCTCGCGCGCGCAGCCAGTTTGCCGAAGTGACTCGCAACCTCATGCCGTTTTGGTTCGCGCAGGAACAGTGGTACAAGCGTTGGAGCCGTCTTTTCGGAACGTACCCCGAAGCCTGGTACAAGTTGCAGCAAACCATGAACGGGCTGCGTTCGGTGGGCTTTGTCACCAAAGACTCCTACGGGCAGGACTCGTTCGTGTACCCCGGATCTCAGGCAATGCTGCACTTGCTGTCCAAAGTGTTTGGGGCCGACCTGCCGGTCAGCGTCGGATTGACCGGTGAAATCAACCAACTCAACCCATCGCTCGCCACCGGCGCCGAACCGTGGCCGGCGTGGGGCCCAATCGCCACCATCCCCATGATTGTCGCCGGGGGCTTGTTCCCTTCGACGGACGGCCTTGTTCAGAAAATGCTCGGGCCGTCTGCGCCGCCGGTCAACGAACACGGGAACTGGAAAACGGACGCGATCAACCAGTTACTTCCGTCGATTGAGTATCGCACTCAACAATGGCTTACGTCATCCATTGCGAACCAAGCCTCAAACCCCACGGTCCAGTCGATCTACATGCAATCCATGATTCAAGCCGCCCAGTACCTCGAGGCCAACGGCCACGGGTTGCCCGCAAACGCCAACCCCACGCAAACGCAGAACTACATCGACCGCATTTCCAATTGGGCGCAAAACCTTATGCTGTTCCGCACAATGGCTGGGTTCTTTGGACCGGCTACGCCGACGTTCAAGTTCAACGACAACGGCCTTGGCGCACAACTTCAAGCACTTCTCGCGAACACAAACAGCACATTTACGTACTCCGACGCCATCGCAGCTTTCATCAAAGCGCACCCCAACGCCACGGCGTACACGTTGTTCTCATCCACCACGGCGGGCGACCGCGAAAGCGGCACCTACGTTCCGGCAACCGAAGCCGCCGCCAACTGGCTCACCAGCAACGCAACATTCGTGTCCAATTATCCGCAGTTGGCCCCGTGGCTCATGCCGGCCAGCACCGCTCAGGGGGCGTTTAGCGGCACCGCATATCAGCAAGAACTCAACCTTCACCTTCGCGGCGAACGGCCGTTGTACGACGCCATCGGTCACACGGGTTGGTACAACCAACTCAAATACTCCGAAGGGGCCAACGTCTACTTCCCAATGGAGGCCGCCGTCAAAACCGCCGAAGCCCAACCTGGGGCCGACGTTGCCACGCTTCGTCAGGAATGGCACAACTGGTCGACGTCGTTCAAGAACAGCCACCCAATTTTCGCGTCCATGTTGACCGATCCCACCGCCAAAAACCGCCGCACAGCCATCATTGGTGAAATCAACCAAGCCCTTGTTGCTGACGCGTTGCCCCAAGGCGAATTGTCCCAGCGCCTCGGAGAACTGATGGCGGTTTACAACCAAACGGTTGACGCGTACAACCAAACGGCGGGAAACAGCGCTTACGCCCAGCAGCACCGCGAAGCCAAGTTGCAAATGATCGCCTACGGCAACGCTTTTGCCCAGGACTACCCCGTAGTTGCCCCTCTTTGGAATGGCGTTCTCTCTCAGAACGTCCCCGGATGAGATACTAAGAACTATGGTGACGCCGGATCCGTTAGTGCTGACAAAGCAACTCCAAAAGTTGCAAAAAGTCAAGAACCCCTCGAAAGCTCAACAAGCTCAGATCTCAACGTTGCTTCAAGAGTTATTGGTGGCGCAAAACGACCCGAACAACGCGTCAAACTCAACTTCGACAATTGCGCAGCAAACGCAACAATTGAACGGGTTGACCGCTGGTTCGGCCACGGGGTTGCTGCCGACCGGCGCGTCTGTCAGCAATTTCAATTCGGCCACCGTCAACGTGGGAAACGACAAGTCCAACGTGTTCGGGTTCAAGTTTTCCGCCGGGTCGGTGGGAGCCAATGGCGTGCGCACCATGACCGGTTCGGAATGGAACCAAGCAATCATCAACCAGCAAAGCAACAAATCGCAAATTGCGATGGTGCAGATGTACCTGCAAGACGCTGGCCTTTTGTCTAAGTCGCACACCGTCGACGGCGACCTCGACGCCGCTACAAAATCAGCGTGGGAAACGCTGGGCAAAAACGCGACTGGTGCCATCAGCGCCAGCGTTTTGCTCGCGGCGGGCAAACAAGACCCAAACCTTGTGTCGGAACTTACCGACGTCAACAAATCCATCACCAGCGCCCAAGCCCAAGCCGCGGCGGTGACTAATTCCAACGTGACGCTGACTGACCCCAACAAGATCGCGCAGACCGCCGCAACCGCGTGGGAGTCAATGGGCCTTGGAGCGCCGCCGCAGGGATGGGTTGACAAATTTGTGTCCGGTTTTCACGCCGCCGAAGTCAACGCCACGGTGGACGAAGCCAACGCTGCCAAGCAAAACCTGATCGCGTCGGCGGGTAATCTCGAAAAGGCTCGTCAAGACGTCATTGGTGGCAACATGAACGCAGCTGCCGCGGATCGGCTTCAAGCGGGCCCGACTACCGTGGCGACCAAGACGGCCCCCAACCTTGACGCCGAAGCGATTGCCGCCGCCCAGCAAGCCAACCCTGCTCAGTACGCCGCGACCGGTGCGTCCTACTTGTACGGCCAACTGGTGAACATGCTCAACGGCAACCCGTCCAACCAAACCTCGCCCGCCTCACCGACGTCGTTGACTCCGGCTGGCGCGGCGGTAGTCACAACACCGATGGCAGGTCTGTAATGGCAAAGCCCACCCAAACCGCCGCCCAGCAAGCCGCCGCCGTCCAAGCGGCCATTGACGCTCAGAAGGCAAAGGACGAAGCAGCGCAGACGGCCCAAGCCCAAGCCGCTGCCGCAGCGAACGCTCCTAAGGCCGCCGTGTCAGCGTCAATGCACGCCACATACACCGGCCCCGGCGCGTACCGTGGCTGGGATCTCAGCGCCATCCCTGCCGACTTGATGCCGCAAGCGCGCGCGGCAATCGACCATTGGGCCAACAACCCTGCCCTCGAGCAGCAGATGATGGCCGACATTTATCAGAACTACTCGCAAGACGCGTGGGCTGCGTCCATACCCGAAGTCCGCACCGCGCTTGTTGTCGGCACCTACATGGGGCTCCACAACGACCCCAACGAATTCCAAAGCCTGATTCAGAACACGCAATGGTGGAAGTCGACTAACGACAACCAGCGCATGTGGCAGGAAACTCAAGCCAACGACCCCGCGCAGGCTCAAGCTGCGATTGGCGAAGCGGCTTCCCGCGTCCAGTCGATCGCCAATTCCCTCGGCGTCAACCTTGACGCGGCCACGATCAACTCAATGGCGTCAACAGTGGCGTCGAATTCCGTTACCAAAACGGGGGTTTACTCCAACACCCAATTTGCCGACGCTCAGATCTACCAAATGGTGACGGACAAGTTCAACGCTGAACAGTTCCTCGGTAGCCAGTCAGCCCCAGCCAGCGCAGCACCAGGCGCGTCCGCAGCCACGGGCGATGCTTCGACGCTCTACAACCAGTTTGCGTCCATTTCGCGCAATTACTACTTGAACTGGACGCCGCAGCAATTGGCGCAGAAAGTCCAAGAAGCGCTCGCGACAAACACCGGCCAAGGCAATTTTATCCAAGGGGCCATTGCAGGTTTCACCGACCAAGCCCAGCAAGCGGCCAAAATTCTGTACCCCGCGCTTGCAGGCGTGATCGGCACGTCCACGTCGGTCGGCACCGACAACACGCCCTACGCCGCGCTTGCCCCGATCCGCAACATGATTGCCCAATACACGGGCAAAGCCTCGGGCGACATGGTGGACCTGACCGACCCTCAGTGGAGTTGGTACTTGGCTGGCAAGACCCCACCGTCCACATCGGCCGCGACCGCTGCCGCGACCGGCACATCGTCCTCGTCCTCGGCGTCCAACTCGGCTCCGACGCTTGCCAGCGCCGACCAGTTGCAGACGTACCTCATGCAAACCCCACAGTTCCAGTCGACCAACATGGGGAAGAACATGGCGTGGGGCGTTGCTGACGCGATCAAGAAAGGATTTGGACTATGACCGTTGCCTCGACGTCATTGGACTTTTCCACGGCTTCGGCCATCATCAACTCGACGCTGCAACTCATTGGCCTCGACCCGACCTCGAGCGCGGTCCAGCCGGACGGCTCGACGCAAACGCTGGCTGGCTACCTGTGGGGCATGATTACCACGCAAGGGATCACCGACCCCACCGTTGCTGGCGACATGATTAACGCCGTTCTCCCAGCCACGGGCCAGTTCCAAAAGGCGTACCCCGGCTACAACGACGCGGTGCGTGCCGGTCACGTCACCAACCCCGGTCAGTACGTCCAAGCGGAAGAAGGCATCTCGAACGTTCTCAAACAAGGCGGCATCCCCGACGCGCTGAACACGCCCGAAACCATCGGCAACATGATCGCCCTTGGACTCAGCCCGAACGAAGTGCAGCAACGGGTGACTCAGGGCTACGACACCTACCTCAACGCGCCCGCCGAAGTGCAGAACTATTTTCTACAGCAATTTGGGGCTGACAAGGCTCCGTCAGCAGCGGCAACGGTGTTCCTCAACCCCCACATCGACCCGACCACGTTGTTCAAGATGCTGAACGGGGCACAGATTCGAGGGGCCGCGGCCGAGTCAAACCTACCCATCAGCGCCGGTCTGTCCCAACGCCTCGCGGACATGGGCGAAACTCTGTCGTCAGCTCGAAGCAAGTTCAACACCCTGACCCAAGAAGCCGGTCTATTCCAGCAGACGGTCGGTGAGCAAGCCAGCCAAACGCCGGTCCCTGGCACTCAGAACATGAACACGCCATTGACAGCGGCCAACCAAGGGGTTGCCGACGTATTCGGGCTCGACGCCAACGCGAACCAACAGGTCAAGCAAGCCGCCCTCGCACGCCAAGATGAATTCCGTGGCGGTGGTGGGGCTATCACGGGTAACGGTGGCGAAGCCCTCGGACTCGGATCTGCGAAAGTCCAAGCCTGATGCACCGGACCCCTAAAAAGCCATCGGGGTCCAAGGGCGCACAAAAGCCCACGCGCAAAGCCGACCCCCTGCACGCCCCCCAAGAACGTCGTTACGCTCAGATGATTCGAGCCGACCGCAAAGAGCCGTCCTACGAAACCCTCGCCGCCCGAGCAAATTTCTGGTCCAACGTGCAAAAAACCAACGCTGCCAACGCTGCCAACGAAAAAGAGTTCCGCATTGCCGGACTCGACCAAGCCAATACGACCGTGCCGATTGACACCGCGACCACGCCGCCACCATTCAACGGGCCGCAATCACCGTTCCCGTTGCCCTAACTGCTACCATCAGCATCGAACAGAAGGAGAACCCATGTCGTTCAGGATCACCGTTAACCCTCAGAACGCCGAAGCGTTCACCGCTGACTCCATCACCGCCGAAGTGGTGAGCAACAACGGCATGAGCGAACTGGAATCGGGCACTTTCATCCCCGCCGCGTTTGCAGCGGCTAAGGCTCTTGTCGACGTGCTGCCCCCCGGCCCGTACATCGTGTCGTTTAACGGCATTGACAACACGGTCGTCCCCGGACAGGCGACGGCCATCGAAATACACGTCGAAACGAGTTACACGGTGCCGCCCGTTGTTCCTGCTCCGGCCCCTGTGGAAGCCCCTGTCGCCCCCGAAGCACTTGCCGAGCCGGTTGCCCCCGAGACTCCGGCCGAGCCCGCCGAAGCGCCTACGGCCCCCGTTGAGCCCGCCTACGACCCGACCCACGACAACGAGGTCGTGGCGTTCGCGCTTGCCGCGTTCGAGGCTGGTGAAGTCCTTGACGACACTCAGACGGCCGACGTCGAAGCGGCCAAGGCACGCCTCGAAGCCAACGGCATCACGCCAGCCTGACCCTCGCCCACACAAGTAGCGTGGGCGCATGAGCGGAATCCCCGGCCACAAGCACAAGTGGACGGACATTTTCGGCGTTCCCAAGGTAGGCGCACAGCCGTCCCTCGTCCTTAAAACCACGGGTGTCAACCCTGGCACCTACGGCGGCGCGGGCCAAACCCCTGTCATCACCGTCGACGCGAGTGGCGTTCTTACGTCGATTTCGGCCACGGCAACGTCGTATTCGCCCTCGGCTTTACCGTTCTTACGCGCGTCTGACTACAGCGTGTCAACATCGTCATCCGACAACACTGCTGCGATCAACTCATGGTTGGCTGCGTGCAACTCAACGGGTAGAGAAGGATTCCTTGACGCTGGAACGTACCGGTTCACGGGGCAAATCCAACTCCAATCCAACGTCACAATTCGAGGCGCGTCGGCTGGTGGGTACTCACCTGCTCACGGTTCGCAACTCAAATACACCGGAACGGGTCTAGGGTCCACAACAACTTCTGGCACGGCTTCGGCCGGCGGCACGTCCGTCGCGGTGAACACGGGCACGCTGGCGGCCGGCTCGGCCGGCTCCCCCTTGGTCGGGACCATCGAAACCACGGGCGGCGACCAGTCCATCACCTACTACGTCGCCGGCGGGATTCTGTATCTCACGACGGGATCATTCATCGCGAGCGTCGCCAGCGGGGCGCAGGTGTGGAACAAGATTCTTATTGGTAATTCCATTGTCGGGTTCACTTCCTATGACATTGACTACAACGTCACGGACGCCTCTTTCGCTGGGACGTTTATTGATATTTCGGGGCAATCGGTATCGTCCGGGATCGCGTCCCACATTAGATTCCACGGCGGCGTGATCGGGGCCGTTGCGGGCAACACCACCGCTTACCTCGTGAGGTGCAACAACTCCTACCTTGTCGGCTTCTACGACGTTGATTTCACCTACGGCTACACCGCCGTCGAAGGTGCGTCCTCGACGTCCGGCACGACAAACATCGTCTACAACTACACCAACGGCCTTAGCCTGATCGGGTGCGGCTTCACCAGTTTCGCTGGACCCACCATCCACAATCCCGGCGAAGGCGCGCTCATTGTTTCGCCCGTTTCTGAACCGACGCCTTCCTTGGTCGCCAAGTTTCTTGTTGCCGACGCTGACGCGCCCGGCTTTAGTTCTGCCAATCCAATCAACACCGCCTGCACCATTCAAGGCGGCTGGCTGGGGGATGCCACGTCGGGAACGTGGATCGCGTGGCAAGGCGGCTCGATCACATCGGTTGGAGTCCAGTACGGCTGGAAGGCAGCAGCCATCACTCTGACCGGCAACGCAAACTCCGTCTCGGTCCTCGGCGGGACAATTCAAAACACCACGGGCGCAGGAATAGCCTTCGCCGGGTACGCGGTCAATTCGGTGGCCGTGGCAGGAGTCGACTGGTCGAACACTCTGAATCGGTACACCGGCACGTCGGGACTGGCGGCTGGGTTTTATGTCGACGCCGGCCAGACCAACATCCCCGGCACTTTGTCCGTTTCGTCGTTTTCGGCGTCGTCCTCGGTCACCGTTCCCCTGAACGCCGGTCCAAACAACATCGGCAACTACCCCACGGGAACGCTGGCGAACGCTTTGAACGATGCGTACTTGCTCACGGGCCTAGGCGACTGGGGAGCGTTCTCCAACGCCACGGTCGCACGCGACACGACGGTCCAGTCCCCGTTCTCAAACGCAGGGACCTTTGGCTATGCGCTGAAGGTGACGGTGGCGACGGCGGCCGGTCCGGGGTTTGCGAACTACAACTCAGCGACGAACCGCACGCCCGTGACGGTTGGGACGGCTCTCACCTCAATGGCGTACATCATCGGGGCGGCATCGAACGTCCTTAGTTCCGGCTTGAACGGGCAATTCCGAATCGGACTGGCGTACTACGACTCGAACAACAAATACATTTCGGCGTTGACCGCAGGGACGTTGAGCGCCGGCGTGACTGTCAATTCGTCAACGTGGACCCAGATGACCTCCACGACCACGCCGGCAACCTCCATCGGAGCCATTACGGCGGTGTCGGTCACCAACTCAACCACCGTCGCGTTCACCCAGACCAATACCTACACCTCCGGTCAAGCGGTTACGCTGTCCGGCTTTACGGGTGCGCTCGCGGTCCTAAATGGCTCATGGACAGTCCTCGCGTCGGGGCTTTCGGGTTCGGGGTATTCGCTTACCATCTCGAACGCGCTGGCAACGGGAGCGCAATCGATCACGGGGATGAGCCCCATATCAACCGTCACTCCGGTCACAGCGGCTTGCTACATCCAAGGGTCGGGCGCTTACACGCCGGTCGGCAACGTCTACTGGGCTTCGTGCTTCTCCATTTCCACCAACTCGTCGAGCGCATGGGTAGCCCCAAACGCAGCGGCAGCGACGCTGGGTCTTTCGACATCAGGCGTAACGGGCGGCGGCCAACGCGGAACTGGTTTCGCGGCTGGCGCGGCAAGTTCGGATGTCGCCACGGTGGGCCAAGTCGTTCTCACATCGCAAGCGGCACCTACAGCGATTGCAGGAGTGACGACGGTCACGGTCGCATCCAACGCTGGGACCGTGCCGGTCACGGCAGGGACAGCCAACTTTACTAACTCGTCGGCGGCGACGATGGCGATCACCCTCGCCACGAGCGGCGCTGTCGACGGTCAAGTAATGATCGTGCGCGTTTACGATTTCTCCGCTGCGAGTCAGACAATCGGTTGGACCAACACGGAGAACTCAACCGTGTCGGCTCCCACCACTTCCAACGGGTCCACGACGCTACCCAAAACGGTGACGTTCCAATTTAACGGGGCAACGTCCAAATGGCGGTGCATTGCCTCGGTGTAGGCGTGCGCTACACTCCTGATCGTTGGAGCTGTCGGGAGAAATCCCTTGATGGCCGACACCCCGGACAGGGGGTTCGTCGCCCCTGTTTGCGTATGCAGACCAGCGGAGCCTCGCGTCCTCGGTAGCGAGGGGACTCTGATTTTCACCGAAACCCAATCCTCGTGGCGTATCTCCACGTCACGGGCGTAGAAACGGAGATGACATGGCAGGAATTGACGACATTGACCTCAACGACCCGGATGCTGGTAGCCAACTGCGTACTTTCGCAGTAACCGCCAGCCAGAAGGCGTCGGAGGCTGAGGCACGAGCCGCAGAACTTGAGCGCAAAGTTGCTCTCATGGAAGCCGGTATTGACTTGTCCACCCGAAAGGGCCAAGCCTTTGCCGAGACTTTCAAGGGCGACATTAAGAGCAAGGACGCGATTCTGGCCGATGCCGCGGAGTTCGACCCGACGATCATCGCCGGACAGTCGACACCTGCCGCCACCACGACCGAAGGGAACAACACGGCCACCACGACAACGGAAGGCACGCCGACCAACGAACCCACCGGAACCGCCGAGCGCAACGCTCTGACGGACGGGGCCAACTCTGGAACGCTCGCCCCCCCGGACCCCGTGCAGGCCAGCCACGACTTCTATCAGAACGCAATTCGCAGCGGTGCCCCTCAGGACACCGCCCGCGCAGCTGCGTTTGCCATGCAAGTTCAGGCCAAGTTCGCTGAGATCAACGGGAACTAAGGAAATGGCTCTGACGCCCAGCAACCGACCGCCTCACGACGACGCTTTGTGCGGAACTCGCGAGTACGGAGATTGTTTCAAGTGCGTCATCCAAGGCGTTCGACTTGGGAAGCCCTCGGACTTTCCAACGCGCACGTATTCCAAAACCCCCCCGCGAGGTTCCAGCAATTCCTATGAGGCAGGGATCCCGGTATCACACCGGCCCGATGGGTCAGTGATGCCGTATCTCCGAAGTGATGGCGAAATCATGGGTCAAAAAGAGTACGACTCCAAGCGCCGTGTCATCGAAGAAAACAGAAAGCGGCTGGCAAACGCCAGTTCGTCCCCTCAAAACTAAGGAAAGATCATGGCAAATCCGGGTACTGGTCAGTCATATGACCTCCCCACTGGTGTACGTCTCGATATCGAGAACTTCATCACCACGCTTGACCCGTTCGAGGTCGCCCTACAGGGCATGTACGGCGCAGACGGCCTTTCGGCCCTTGCTGTCGGAGAAGCCACTGAGGTCAAAGTCGAATGGCTCGAGGAAAACCTGCTCCTGCCCAAGACCACGCTGTCGTCTCAGATTTCGACGACCACGGCCACGACGATCAACGTCGCCACGGCCGATGGTTTGCGATTCCAGACCGGTGACGTGGTTCAGGTTGGCTCCGAGCAAATGAACATCACCGGCATTTCCGGTGGTGCGCTCACCGTGACTCGAGGCTGGGCTTCGACCACCGCTGCGACCGCCGCCACTGGCGCAACGATCATTGGCGTTGGTTCGGCTTTGGCCGAAGGTTCCGACCCGCCGCCGGCCCGCATGAAGGACCGCGTGGACGTCTACAACTACACGCAGATTTTCGGTCCCGTGGCGATCACGCTGTCGGCCACCGAAAATGTCGTGCAGAAGTACGGCATTCCGACCACGGAGTTTGACCACCAGGTCATGCGCCGTTTGCAGGAGCAGGCGGTCACCCGTGAGCAGGCAATCATCAACGGTCAGCGCTACGTCGGCACCGGCTCAGTCGGTCGCTCGATGGGCGGTCTGTCCTACTGGTTGTCGTCGAACGTGGACTCGTCCACCACGACGATTTCCGAGTCGGCGGTCCTCACGCAGCTGACCAACTGCTTCAACAACGGTGGGCGGCCTGACCGTTTCCTCGTTGGTGCGAAGCAGAAGCAGACGTTCTCTCAGGTCCAGTCGGGCAATATCCGATTCGGACGCCAGGAGAACGGCCGTGGTCAGATCGTGGACTTCTACGACTCGGACTTCGGGCGCATGTCGATCATCCTCGACCGCTGGTGCTTGCCGAATCAGGCGTTCATCTTTGCCCGCGAGCAGGTGGAACTTTGCCACCTTCGCCCGTTCGGGTTCGAGATGCTCGCCAAGACCGGTGACTCCATCAAGGGTCAGGTTGTCGGTGAGTCCACGTTGAAGGTGCGCCGTCAGTTGCACGGTGCGCAGTTCAACGCACTGACCTAGCCACCACAGGTCGAACGGGCTGGTCTATCCTTCGTGGGTAGGCCAGCCCGTTTGGTCTTTGCAAAGGAGTCACATGAAGGCGCAGAAAGTAGACAACACGGGCGAAATCATCGGCCCTCCGATGGCCCCGTACCAGGTTCTCATTTGCGGTTGGGTTCTCAACAACACGTCAGGTTCAGCCGTCATCGTGGACTTCTACACGGTGGACGGCACCACAGACGGTCGAGCGCCAGCCGCGCCAAGCGCAAGCGGCGACAAGATTTTCAGCATCACCGTGCCGGCGAACTCGTCCAAGGAATTCCTTGCAGAGCAGGGGATTTACCTGACCAACGGGTGCTTCGTGAAAACGGGTGCTTCGGGCTGCGTAGGGTCGGTCTTTTACCGGTGACCGATTCCCCTGTTGTCGAACCGTTTGTCATTGGATGGGCAGACCCCGGACAAGTTTCCGGCTGGTTTGCCCATTCTTTGCAGGAAACGTTGCGCGCCGCGGGCACGGACATTTACCGAGGGCACTTTCGCGTCGAGTCGGGGCCGCGCATCGCGGAAGCTCGTAACGACATTGTTCGTTCTTTCCTGACCCGTGAGGACTGGAAGGACGTCGAATGGTTGCTGATGGTGGACGCCGACATGAGTTGGCACCCCAGCGCCATTGAAGAACTGTTCCGCGGGATGCGGAACACCGAGGGCAAGGTCACGCACCCTGTCGTCGGTGGCCTGTGCTTCGGGGGAGGCCACGGCCAGATCATGCCGACGACGTACCGTGTCGTCGACCCAGCGACGAACAACGGTTCTCCCGTTGGCATCGTCACTGAATGGAAGGAAGGCGAGTTTGTTGAAGTCGACGCCACTGGCGCGGCCTTCCTGCTCATCCACCGGGGGATCCTCGAGATCCTTGGTGGGCTCCACGGCGACCCCCACCCGTGGTTTGCCGAAGGCGTGTACGCCGGTCGGACCTTCGGAGAGGACTGGACATTCTGTATGCGCGTGCGAACGGGCGACGGAACAAACGCGTGGCCGATCTACGTTGCCACCTCCGCCAAAGTCGGGCACCACAAAACCGTGTTGCTGGACGAAACGATGTGGCGCACCGGTCAATCGAACCTGACGCCCGTGGCCCCACCGCCGCAAGCGATCGAACTAACCGAGCAACGCATCATTGTCCCCAACCGCGCCATGCGCCGCGCAACGATCAAGGTCAAGTAACCCATGTCGTTCACCCTGAAACAGTTGGTGGACGATTGCTTTGACGAACTCCGTGGCACCACGCGCGACCAAATCAACTTTTTGGCGGCCGCCCTTGACGCGCCTTCGGCTGGAACGCAGGAAACCATCTCGTTCTCCTACGACCTTGGGGGTATCGTTCCGAACTCCACGCTGGTCGTAGGAGACGAAACCCTCTACGTCATCACCACGAACCCCTCGGCCCTCACCGCCGTCGTTGTTCGAGGATGGGACAACACCACGCCGGCGACCGCTGCTCTCGGGGCGTCCGTTTTGGTGGACCCGCCGTGGACGCGCTCGGTGGTGACGCAGCGGATCCGCGACGAGATCCGTTCGTGGGGCCCGCAAGTGTTTGCCATCAAGCAAACCGAGCTCACAATGGTTCTCAACCAGCGCGGGTACGACTTCTCCGTGAGTGACCAAGTGATCGACGTGCTGCGCATAACCGCGCAGCAAGTTCCGACGTATGACCCGTTGTACGGCTGGAACCTAATGATCAACTCGAACACCACGCAGGCCATTCAGGAATACCCGTTTCGCTACGACGCCAAGGCCGACACCAGCGTGTTCCCATCGGGCAGGGCCATCTACTTCACCGACGCGACACCGGCGTACAACGGCAACATCAACGTCATCTACTCGTGCGCGTTCGACGTCGACACCAGTTGGAACGATTCGACCGACATGCTGACGCAGGTGGGGCTTGACAGCCGCGACCTCGACATTCCCAAGTTCGGGGCTATCGCGCGCTTGCTCAAGTCCATGATGGTGCGCCGTTCCATGCTCAACGTCATGGGCCAATCTCGCGAAGATCAGGACGTGTCAATGGCGACCATCGGGCAGGCTGCGACGGAGTACCGGCGCACGGCCGACTTGCGCTTGGCCGACGTGCGCGAGCGCCAATTGACTGACTGGCCGTACCGCTCAACGAACTTCTAGGAGGGCCAGTGGCGAAGTTCAAGACCTTCCACAATCCCTTCCACACCCCGTTCAATTACTTCACGGGTGGCTCGGCACCAAGCGAAGTGCCGTTTGTTTACTCCGTGTCCATCAACTCGCACCCCTACGAACTCGAGTGGGGCCCGAACGCGGCGACTGAAATCACGACGCTTCCCATTCGGCGCCAGTCCATTGACGATTCCCC